AAAGGAAAAATTATGATCAGAGTATTACCAATATTATTTAATACAGAAATGGTGAAAGCAGTAGAAAGGAAGGTGAATCCCAAAACAGCCACTAGAAGGGTTATAAAAGGGTTTATACCTAATGATGCAGTTTGGGGATACACAATATTTACACCGGAAGGCTGCATATCATGCCGCGGAACATTCGCAGACGGATATGGAGAGAAATTCTTTAAACTTCCCTGTCAGCCAAAGGATATTCTGTATGTAAGAGAAAAATGGTGCAGGAATACAAATTTTGAAGAGTATTATTATGCAGCAAAAAGGAAACCGGGGGCCGATGCGCCATATGGATTAAAGTGGCGGCCTTCCATCCATATGCCAAAAGAAGCTGCCCGCATTTGGTTAAAGGTAACAGATGTGAGGCCGGAACGGCTGCAGGATATCACACATGTGGATATTATCATGGAAGGGGTTAAACCAGAGTATATTGATGCCGCCAGTGGAGAAAAAACAAGGAATGATTTTTCTAAATTGTGGGATTCCACGATAAAAAAGTCAAAACTCGGGATATATGGCTGGAAAGCCAATCCCTGGGTGTGGGCAATAGAATTTGAACGCTGCGAAAAGCCTGAACCATGTATTCTGAAAGGAATAGGGTCGGCAGAGGATAAAAGACCCTGCATCGGTTACGGTGATGCGTGGGCCGACGAACCTTGTGAGATGTGCAAAGGATGCAGACAATGCACAGGGAGAGAAGAAGATTAACACAATTACAATCAGGGCAGCAGTTTTGGAGAAAGGAAAAACATATGACATATAAAGAGCTGCCAATAGGGCAGAAAATAAAAATTAACGAACGTGAATTCGACGATAAAACCGGAAGAACGCGTACTGTAAAAAGACAGTACACAGTATCTGCAAAATATCCGCACATGTGCATTGTGGAAAGCAGAAAAGGCAGCAGAAAAAGAGGCCTGTCACTCGGCGATTTGGTCATAAACGGAATAATCGAACAGAGGGCAGAACTTGAAGCGCTCCGGAAAGAACCGGTTTCAAGGACATTCAGGAAAGGAGAAGCACGGAAATGAAATTAAAAAACATGAAACGAAGCGAGGATACTGAACAGATAAAGGTAATCCGCTGGGCAGCAGCGGCAGAATGCAGGTATCCGGAATTAAAATGGCTGCACCACATACCAAACGGAGGCACGCGGAATAGCCAGGAAGCGATAAAGCTGAAAAACATGGGGGTAAAACCGGGAATATCAGACCTGCATTTTCCCTTCCCGCATGGAAGATACCACGGGCTGTACATAGAAATGAAATACGGAAAGAATGTAACCACGCAGAAACAGTCAGAGTTCCTGTGTGACATGTGCGATGCAAGGCATTGTGTAGCAGTCTGCCATGATGCACAGTCGGCAATAAAGTTAATAGAGGAGTATATAAACCTTCCGGAGAATGGCTTAGTCGATCCGGATGAACTGGAAAAAAGCAGTTACCACTTTGACGATGACGGCATCTGCCACATACAGTCGCTTGATCCTTTTGCCTGAAAAGGATTTATATATCACGAAACAATAAAAAAGCAATAAAGAGTCTCCGGATCCTGCTGTGGTCCGGAGGGAAAGGAGTACGGGATATGTTTGAAATATTCGGGGAAATGGATTCCGCAGAGGAAATCAATAAAACCGCGGAGGGATTAAAAAACGAAGGCGATAATGAGAACCTTCTGAAGCTTGCACAGGAGAACGGCATTGACGCCGCATTTGCCCAGATGTATTATGCAGGTGAAACAGAAAGCCTTTGCGACGCCGCAACTGCGGCAATCGGAAAAACAGAGGCGGAGGCAGCAGAGCTGAAGCCGGTTGAAATTATGGCTGACTGGGTGGAATATATCAAGGCATCGTGTCTTAACAATGAGGAGCTTGCGCTTGCTGTCCGCAGGAAGGGAAAAAGCCTGAAGGGATGCATCGGTCACCTGCTCCGGTGGTCTTTCAATGCACGCTATAAGGTGGACAAAGACATCATTAAGGCAGCGGGGATCAGCGCCGCGTCAGTGGAAATGGGAATACCCGGAATGGGACGCGCAAAAAAACTAATAAAGGAATACTATCTGAAACAGGGAGGCGGAGAAAAATGAGGAAAGCGGGACTTCTTGACCAAAAACCCATGACGGCGACGCGCAGGATGCTTGAAACGGCAAAAAACGACACCGGCACGGTAAAATATGCACAGTTCACATATTCCCCGAGCCGTAAATACACGGAATATGAATCGCGGTATTATTTCAGAGCGGCGCCGTCCGCACTGCAGGGGATACTCGAAGTGGACCTGTTTACGAGAAAGGACCTTGCGGAAGGAAGAAAAGAACCGCGTTTCCGGATATTCCTTGATTACGAAAATAAGGATTTCATAAGCTGGAATGTCACGGAGCAAAAATGGAGCAGGGCAAAAATAGACATGATTGATGCGGGCGATGAACGGTACCTGTATTCCTACCGGGGAAGGAATTACGCGGCGGAAACCACGCGGAAGCTTGTGAACAGGCATCTTGGGACCGGAAACATGCAGGACGTGGAGACGGCGGTGTTTGAGTTCCAGCTGCGCGTAAGAAAGGAAGAGCTGAAAAGCCGGCACAGGCTTGTAACGGATGCAATTGATGCATACATGGACACAGTGCCCGGCAGGCTTCCCGCGGACTGGATGCGGTTTATTAACAGGCGTGTGCTGGAAAAAGGCCACTGTATCCTGTATGACGCGCAGAGCGGTACCGGATACTGCACATGCTGCAGGCTCCATGTGCGCGTGCCCGGCACCGTGCGCCACAATATGCCCGGAAAATGCACGTGCGGCAGCAGGATTACATATAAAAGATGGAAAATGCAGAAGCACATCACATACGACACAAAGGCGTCGCTGGTACAGAAATGCACGGACGGGCGGAGCTTCGTATACAGGCAGTTCGATGTCAGCATGAAAGCGGAGCGCGAAAAAGGATACATTCCCGAAATAACATTCCATGAGAATTACAGAAAGCTGTTTGCAATTACGGACGGCAGGGGGCCGCTGCGGGAAACAGTGTCATGTGAATGGGGCTCTTTCAGGCAGACAGGTGTGGTCAGGTGGTGTGGAGAAGGAACGATAAACCGCGGCTACGGTTACGGCTACAGCGCATATGCGAGGAGCGTGCTGTACACATCAAACCTCAAAAAAACGTTAAAGGGCACAAAGCTGCAGCATGTCCCCGCAGCTGAAATCATAAAAGGCATTGAAAAAGTAAACGCTATTGCGGTTTTTGGAGACATGGGAATGGGCTTTCCCTATGAAGCATTCTGGAAAATGGGGCTGAAACGTTTTGTACTTGAACGTGCAGAACGGGACGGCGCGAACGGGCTTGTACATACCGACACGGATGCCCGGAAACCCTGGCAGTATCTGGGAATAACAAAAGAAGCCATGAGGCAGGCGGTAAGGCTTAACGCCACCGGCCAGCAGCTGCGGATTATACAGCGCGCAGCGGAAGCAGGGGTAAAGCTTGAAGATGGGCAGATCCTGTGGCTGGATAAAAACGTCGGCGTGAGCGTGCTGATGAAATACTTTTCACTCCACACGCCGCACAGGATAATCCGGTACATGAAGGAAAACGCGGGAATACCGGAGGAAGGCGACGCCGGAAAGGAAAAGCTGCACCTGTGGGAAGATTACCTTGACACTGCAGGGCAGCTGCACTGGAACCTGGGCGACAGGGACGTGTTCTTCCCCCAGAATATACAGAGGGCGCATGATGAGGCAGCGAATGTGTTTATGCTCGAAAAGGAAAAAGAAGACGCGGAAAAAATGAAGCGCAGCGACCTTATAATGCACGGGCATGCAAAAAAGATAAAGAAAGTGTTCTGCTACAGGGACAAAAAATATATGATAAAAGTCCCGGGACGCTACCTTGATTTCCAAAAAGAAGGGCAGGCGCAGCATAACTGCGTGGCGACATACTACGAAAAGGCATTAAAAGCCGAATGCATTATACTGTTTATCCGGAGACGGACGGAACCGGACAAACAGTTCTGCACGGTGGAAATCCAAAACACCGGCGGCAGGTTCAGGATAATGCAGAACCGGACGGCATACAACGAACCTGCGCCGCAGGATGCGCAGGAATTCATGCAGAAAGCAGTAAAAGCAGCACAAAAAATAGCAGACAGAATGCCGGCAGAAGAAAAAACGGAAATCCGCATTCAGACAGCGGTATAGGAGGAATATATGGAGCAGTTAACATTAAGCCTTGACGACTACGCTGAGGTAAAGCACAAAATAAAGGAAAAGCTAAACGAAACGGTCTACAATTTTATTATAATCGGCTATTATCTCAAGCAGGTAAGGGACAGCGGGGCATTCCGCAAAGACGGATACAGAAGCATGGAGGAATTTGCCCGCGCCGAATACGGGCTTTCGGCAGGTACGGCAAGCCGTTTCATGGACATCAACACGGAGTTTTCAAAGGACGGAAACAGCGTTGAAATAAAGGATGAATACCGCGGATTCGCGTACAGCAAGCTTCAGGAGATGCTTACCGTAATGCCGGAGGACAGGGAGCTGGTAACGGAGCATACGACCGTGCAGCAGATACGGGAGATAAAACAGGCGGAAAAAGAGGAAAAGCAGTCGGACAGGGAGAGGGAGCAGAAAAACATGCCCCTGATGCAGATGGCGGCGCCGGACAACCTGCCAAAGAAAACAGAGGAAGAAACAGGGAATGAGACGGAGCCGTCAGCCCCGCCGGATCCTTTCAGGGATATAATGACAGATTTTTGGAAAGAAAACGCGGAACTGTACAGTAAAGCATTATCAGGAATGCTGACGCCTGAAATCGCGGCAGAGGAAATCTGCCCTTCCGGCAGCAGGACATACAGAAAAGGCACAAACATGCTGTTCTTCTATGATTTTGACAGGGGATTAAAGCTGAGAAGCTATACAGACGGAAAACCTGTTATTACGGCGTACACATATCAGGAGCTTTTGGAAAAAACAGCGGGCATGGACACTGCACCTGTAAAGGAGAAGGATGGACATCAGCCGGAAAATGCGGTTGCGACGCCGCAATATGGACAGGCAGAAAATGCGGCAAACAATGAAGCTGCTGAAGAAACACAGGCAGAAAAGGACACAGTAATCGACGGGGAATACAGGGAGCTTGAAAGCGGAAGAAAAAAAGACGGCGAAAAGAGTGCGGACGGACAGCAGGCAGGGTATATGGATGAAGAGATTAAACATGCAATAGATTATTTTGACACAGAGCATTCACGCATGGCCGGGCTCGGACAGGACAGCGCGAAAAGAAGAAATTACAAAATAGCGCTTGAATGCATACGCAGGTGTTACAAATCCATAGCAGAAGAGATGGATTATTAACTGATAACAGACAGATAATGCAGCCTCCGGATCCTGCTGTGGTCCGGAGGAAAAAGGAGAGGGGTGAAGCAAAATGAACATAAAGGATTTCAAGAAGGGTCAGACTGTTTATATTCTTGATATACACAAAGGCCGGAATACGGAACCGACAATATACAAAGCCGTTGTGGACAGCGCTGGGAGAAAATATGTCACAACAGACAGAGGCGGAAAATATGAAACTTCCAACGATGAATACAGTCTGACTGAACATACCGGCTGTGGCAGCAGGACATATCTCTGCCCAAGCATGGAATATGCACAACTGTATATTGAGCGTGAGGAACTGAAAATGTGGCTTTATAATATGCCGCACCTGAACAGGAAATATACACTGGATCAGCTCAGGAAGGTAAAGGAGATACTGGACGGAGAAATAAACAAAGGAGCTGACAGCCAATGCACATATCAAAACACGCCAGGCAGCGCATGAAAGAACGCTGCGGATTTAATAAAAAATCGCAGGAACGCATGTCGAAGAAAGCGCTTGAGTGCGGAATAACCCACGCATAGACCAAAGGCAGGCTGAACAAATGGATAACAAGCCTGTTCTTCAAAAATACCAATGCGAACAATATACGGATATACGGCGACAATGCATATATATTTTGTAGAGAAACACTTGTCACTGTCATTCCCGTTCCCGCTAATATAAAGAAAGACATGGACAAAATGATAAGGAGATGAAAAAGATGCTGCGACCGGCACAACTATATGAAGCAGAGCTTCAGGAAGAAAACATTAAATCATGGTACAAACCGGAAAACATATACTGGCATGGAAGGGCAGGCGATAGCACGTTGGAGCTGACTGATGATAATTACGACCGTCACTGTTTTGTATCGGTTGATAAAGACGACAATATCATTGGATACATAAGCTATCACATTGACTGGACTGCAATGTCCGCCGACAGGTTCGGCATCATCAGTTTCAGAAAAGGCAGCATGGAATTTGCCAAAGACCTGTATAAAGTGGTATGTGACCTTTTTGAGGTCTACCACATGAACAGAATATCGTGGGGCGCCTACGAGGATAATCCGGCAGTAAGAGGATACCGCAATTTTATCAAAAAGCATGGCGGAAGGGAATGCGGGCATTACAGACAAGTTGTAAAGCTTCAGGACGGAAAGCTGCATGACAGCGTTTCATTCGAGATACTGGCAGCAGAGTTTGTCAGAAAAAACAAAATACAAGGTCGAAAACTAAATAATAAATAAAAAAATAAGTGACAGCACCGGCCAAAGTACCTGTCACTTATCACAAATCGTCTAAGAAAAGTATATCACTTTAATGTTTCTTAGACAAGTAAAATTTTTTACCGGCAGCAGGAGGGAAGACGATGAACACAAAAGAAAGAGTAAGAAATAATATACTTGTTGGGATGAAAATGCACCTTGATATATGCACAATGGCAGTACTGGATGCAGTTATAGTGAAAGCAGTGCAGAATGTGGAGATAACAGAAACATCCACTCTTCCGGCGACGTTTGATGATACAAACAGATATATAATGAGTCTGTTTGACACAAAGAAAGCTCCGAAACTAAGCCCGAAAACAGTGGAATATTACAAAAGCACCCTGAATGAGTTCGTGGCACTTATAAATAAGCCGCTTAACAAAATCAGTGAGTCGGACGTTGAGTATTATTTGTTAACCAAGAAACCAAGCAACACAAACGCATCGCTGAACAATCTCCGCCGCAACCTGTCAGCGTTCTTTAACTGGATGCGGAAAGAGAAGATAATAAGCGAAAATCCCTGCGACGGAATAGAGCCATACGCGGCAGTCGAAAGACCGATTGACCATATGGAAGCTACGGACGTGGAGAAACTTAAACTTGGGTGTATACATAAACGGGACAGGGCATTGATAGAATTTATGAGGTCGACGGCAATAAGGAGAGGAGAAATTCCGCTTGTAAAAGTCTGCGATATAGATTTCAGAAGCGGAAAGCTGATAATATTCAGCGAAAAGACACAGAAATACAGAACCGTTTTTCTTGATGATGTTGCAATACATTATATACAGGAATATTTAAAAGACAGGGGAATAACAGAGGGCAGCAGGGAACCGCTGTTCACATATCTACGGGGAGATAAAACAAAGGCACTGGATGTTGACGGGATATACGCAAGTATAAAAGATATAGCTAAAAGGGCAGGAATGGGCAGGCGTGTATATCCGCATCTTTTCAGGAAAACGACCGCAACAAACATCTGCAGGCGCGGAGGCAGCGAAGACGCGGCAGGGGAATATCTTGGACATGCTCCAAGAAATGTAACGGGAAAACATTACACATACAAAGGAGACAGACATATTGAGCAGATATTCCATAATTATGTAGAGGCAGTATGAAAATATAAGCAAAACATTTTTAAATTCCTAGGACAATTTTGAAAGTTGATATTTAAATTAAAACGCGATATACTATAAACAGATGTACGAAATAAAAAAAGAGCCTAGAGCCGTATATGTAGAAATACATAAGCGGCTCTTTTTATATTAACAGGCAGGTGACGAGAATGGGAAAGAAAAATCCCCTTGTGGACAGGGCGGCAGAGATGTTTCAGGCAGGAAAGAGCATGGCAGATATTGCAAGGAGCCTTGATATTCCGGACAGTACAGTGCGCAGATGGAAAAACACATATAAATGGGAAACAACTCATCCGAACGGCGAACGAAAAAAACGTTCAAAAAGCGGACGTTCGGATAAGTTAAAAATATCAAAAAACGACGGCACAAAACAGACTATGGAAAACAAGGAGCTGACCGAGCAGGAACGCTTATTTTGCTTGTATTATATCAATTCTTATAATGCCACAATGAGCTATAAAAAAGCATACAAATGCGACTATGAAACGGCCAATAAAATAGCATATAGATTGTTGGTAAAAGTTGGTATAAAAAACGAAATCGAACGACTGAAAGAAATCAAGCGGCAGCAGGTGATAATTGAAGAGATAGATATCGTCGAATTACAGATGCGGATCGCGTTCTCAAATATCGGTGATGTCGTTGACATCAAAAACAATAATATGTCTGTAAAACCGTTCGAAGAAATTGACACACAGATGATCCGGGAAGTAAAAAGTACCAAAGACGGAATCGGAATAAAGATGGAGGACAGACAGAAGGCGTTCAACTGGCTTACAAAATATTTCCTGATGCATCCGGATGACAAATACAAAGCAGAATTTGACCGAAAAAGAGCGGAGGCAGGTAATGCATCAATTGACAAACTTCTTGAGAATATGCAGACACTTGCTGATATATTCCGCGAACCAAAAGAAAACAGATCCTTAGAGGAACTTGAAGGAGAGGAGGACAATGAATAATCCGGCACCGTTCAGCAGACGGCAGTATGAATACTTTCAACGCTGCATTTACAGTTGGTTCAACGTAGCCGAAGGCGGAAAAAGAGGCGGTAAAAATGTTCTTCAAACACTGATATTCTGTACCTTGCTGGAAACACACAAAAATAAGATACATCTTGTGGCGGGCGTTTCCGGCGCTACGGCAAAACTCAATATTCTTGACTGTGACGGTTACGGGCTGCTGAATTATTTTGAAGGACGCTGCAGGGAGGGAAAATACAAAGACCGTGACTGTGTTTATGTGCAGACCAAGACAGGGGAAAAAGTCGTTCTTGTTTCAGGCGGAGGAAAAGACGGCGATGAGAAACTGATCAAGGGAAACACATATGGAATGGCATATGTGACAGAAGCAAACGAGTGCCATAAAAAGTTCCTGAAAGAAGTATTTGACAGAACGCTAACAAGCTCTGACCGAAAAATATTCCATGACCTGAATCCGAAAGAGGAAGAACACTGGTATTATACAGACATTTCGAGTTTTCACGAAAAAATTCAGGAGAAAAATAAAGAATATGGTTATAATTACGGACATTTCACCATTGTCGACAATATGTCCATGTCGGATGATGAGATAAAAACTGCCCTGACAACCTACCAAAAGGATACAGTTTGGTACCGCAGGGACATCAGGGGTGAAAGGGCAGTTGCGGAAGGGGTTATATTTGCGCGTTTTGCTGGCAATTCGGAGCCGTACCTGTACGATGAGAACGAACTGTTTGATATGCATCAAAAATCAGGAGAAAAGCCAAAACTCAAAAATAAGCCGTATATGATCACAATAGGCATAGATTTCGGAGGGAACGGATCCATGACAACTTTCGTGGCAGCAGGCTATTTTAACAGGTACCATGAAATCAGGATAATGGAAGAGGACGGCATAGAGAAATCCCCGGATATTGATGCGGACAGAATATGTGAGGAATTTGTAAAGTTTTACAGAATGATTATAGAAAAATATGGCATATATCCTGAATGGATATTCCCGGACAGCGCGGCGACTACGATGATAAACAGTCTGCGGAGTGCCGCAAAGAAATCAGGTCTTCCGTGGCATAATATCGCAGGCTGCCACAAAAACGAAGTGAGTGAGCGCCCGAGAATGATTGATATCCTGTTTAATACGGGCAGGCTGAAAATCAACAAAAAATGCAAACGCATCATATCGGCGGTAAAAGCCCTGAAATGGGATGAAAAGAAACCGAACCAGCCGGAGGATAAAAATATCGGAAACTGCAACGACTGGTGGGATGCATGCTGTTATACCATGCTTGACTTTGAACAGTACATAATGTTGGACAGATAAAGGAGGAAAAAGATGGAACGATGCGTAGAAAACTTATTGATGAAAAGAGGATACCGCGTCAACAACGATGCAATGTCAATAATCGGCGAATGTGACGACTGGTACGCAAACAGAATGATAGAAAGCTTCCACAGAAGGAAAACCCTGCAAGGGGCGGAATATGAACTGAACAGGCTCAACTTTGCAAAAAGGTGCTGCTCTGATGATGCAAATCTCTGCGAGGTTATTGAAATCAATGCAGGTACGGGAGGACAGGCGGAATTTGTCAATGAAATCCTCCGGAACAACGAGTTTGGTATACAATACAGAAAACAGCTGGAAAAGTCATCGGCGGTTGGTACATCCGCATGCTATGTCAGGCTGGATAATGCGGATATCTATAGTAACGGTACAATTAAAGGCGGGGATATACGGCTCAATTACGTAAATGCGGACTGTTTCATTCCGCTTACGGTGGTAAATGACATCGTTACGGAAGCGGCTTTTTCCGGCAGCAGCCTGAAAAAAGGAAAAAAACAGACAACGCTTGTGCTTTTCCTGCTTACGGAAACGGGAGAATATACAGCGGAAACGCACATATTCGATGAGTATGGAACGGAACTTCCGGAACTGGAAACGATTATTACGCTTGGAACTGTGAAACCGTTTGCGGTAATGAAAAACGCAGAAGTAAACAACCTTGACAATATGGACGGATACGGTTTTCCAAAACTGATTAACACAATTTCAACCCTGAAAGTTGTCGACTTGTGCTACAACGTGCTTTTCAGCGATTTGGACAAGGCAGAAAAAGTAATACTGATAAACGAAGCACTATGTGAGTTTAATCCGGAAACGGGAAAACCGAAACTGACACCGGAGCAGAAAAAGCTGTTTGTGCTGCTGGGTGAGAAACTTCCTGAACAAAAAGAAGTAATACAGGAGTATAACCCCACTATAAGGATAGAAGACATAACAAAATGTTTTGAGCTTGCACTGTCCCTGTTGTCTATGAGTTTTGGATACGGGACAAAAAAGTACAGTTTTGAAAACGGTCAGATAACAACGGCAACCGAGTACATAGGAGAGCGTCAGGACCAAATGCAGGAACTGAACAGACAGAGGCAGGAGGCATTGAAATATATACAGGACATTTGCAGGGCGGTGCTTTGGTATTCCAATACATTTCACGGAACCGGATATAGCATTGATGAAGAAATACTTGTTGATTTTGATGATAGTTACGTAACGGACAAGGAGGCGGAGCTTGAGCGGGTGAGGAATGATGCATTGAGTTTTGAAATTCCAAAACTGACAGTGTGGTATCTCATGCAGGCATACAGTCTGACAGAAGATGAGGCGCAGGCATTGGTGCAGGAAAAAGAGGAACGCAAAGAGGAAAATGAAAAAGATGAAGAGAGCGAGGACTAAACCATGCTTACGGATAAACAGTTAGAATATATCAGCGATGCGCTGGTACCGTTGTTTCAGTATCTTGAGAGCGAGGTTATTGCAGATGTGACGCAGAGGGTAAAAGCGACAATGGCATATACAAGAACAGCAGAGCAGCAGGCACAGGCGCTTTACCAGTTGGGCTACAGTCCGGCGTGCATCAGGAAAGAAGTCATGAAAAAACTCAGAGCGGATAAAGAGTTTCAGAAAATTGTAGCGCAGAATACGCTTGAACACAAAAAGACAGTCAAAGAGCTTTTGAAAAAAATAAGAAAAGAGGCAGGAAGGGGAGGAGAAAGACTATTTGCAGATGCGGGCAATTTAAGCTTCCTTGACGATCTGCGTGTATGGGAGCCTGGACATAAGCCGATTACAGGCAGTTCTTTTCTGCCAAAACTTGAAAAAGCAATGGAGGAGCAATTAAAGGGTGAAGTGAGCAACCTGACAAAAACGACGGGTTTCAAGACTGTGGCAGGTATGGAACCGCTTGAGAACGTGTACAGGCGCGAATTAGATAAAGCTATGATAAAAATAACATCAGGCACATTTTCACAGGAGCAGGTTTTGTATGATGTGATTCATAATCTTGCACACAGCGGTCTTAGAACAGTTGATTACGGAAGCGGGCGGACAATGCAGCTTGATACGGCGGTGCGCGTTGCGGTAAGAACGGGTACACATCAGCTCATGGGAAAGATAGCCGAACAGAGTATCAGGGAAACAAATACGAATATGGTATACGTATCCTCACATTGGGGAGCACGTAATAAAGGGACGGGACACGCCAACCATGCACAGTGGCAGGGGAAAGTATACACCATAGGCGCAGACATGGCAGCAGGGGCAGCCCAAAAAGAGGCGGAGCGCATCGGGCAGTTCGGAATAGGCGACTTATGGGAGGCGACGGGATACTGTATGGACGGAAAACACGAGAATGATCCGTTGGGATTGTACGGATATAACTGCCGCCACAGGATATACCCGTGGTTTGAGGGCATTTCCTCCCTTCCTGACGAAGATCCGGAGCCCGACCCCATAACCATTGATGGAAAAGAATATGATTACTATGCGATGTCGCAAAAGCAGCGTGCCAAAGAAAGTAATATTCGCGCTCTGAAACGGGAACGTGAAGCGATGCAGAAACTCGATATGGACACAACACAGGTGCAGAAAAAGATAAAGGAGAAAATCAGGGAGTACGAGGAATGGTGCAAAAAGTACAAAATGCCTGAAAAGTACAACAGAATACGTTATGATAACGGGACAGGTGAATATAAAAAAACAAAGGCGTGGAAAGAGTACGAAGCGAAGCATAAAGCAGATATGGAAAGTACGGGAAGCGTTGCTGAAGCAGAGTTGCAGAAAATAGTTTCTAATGATAAAATAGTTTTGACAAAAGAAATTCAAGAAAAGGCGGATATGATAAAGCCTATGGATATCACAAAAGAGTGGACAGAGGTAAAACGGATAAAAGGATCCATTATTGAAAAACAGGAATATACGATTGATGGCGTAACATATAAAGTGGACGGAAGACATATTATACTTCATCCGACTAAGCAGGAAAGAGCTGTTGCAACAATATTAAGTGAAAAATATGGTAAAGTTGTTGAATTTGTTCCGCAAGTATTATTTCCACAAGGGGTACAAACGCCGGATTA